ACGGAACTCATCTATAATACCACAATTTGCACGATTTCCACGAGTAGAATTCAATGGCGACATTACTGTCATACGAGAACCATTACGGAAAGTTAATTTTATGTAATCAGCTCCAAAGTTACCATCTCCAATGATTTCTTTTTTAAGCAATGGAAACAAGTCCCATAATAAATGAACTTTCTCATTAGCAATTTTCGCCCCTTGTGCCTTACCTGGAGCACATAAGAAATTATGAGATTTTGGACGAAACATACAAATTAAATATAATGCTAAAATACAAATAAAACTTTTTCCAGATGCACGAGGTGCAATTGTAAGTACACGACCATGTCTTAAACAAGTTCTTAGAAACAAACGTTGAAAAAATTTAAGCTTAAAATTTGATGTACTTGGTGTAATTAAGTCAATGAATAAATCAGGATATGAACTCCAAAATTCACAAAACTTTTCATATAGGTTTCTATTTTTTTCAATTCTGTTTTTTGATAAAACAGCTCCTTTTTCTAATTCAACCCCATTCCGATATATTTTTTCAGTGGCGGAATGAACCACATACGTCATTGCATCAAGTAATAAATTAGGGTTAGTTAGATTTATTACATCCATCTAAGTTCACCTCTTTTAAATGTCAATCTTAAAATCTTCTTTAAGTGCATCATCTTCTTTATCCATATAACTTCTAAATTCTTTTTCATCAAAGTCGATTTCTTCTAATTCAGAAGCAATTTTAAGATTGTTAATTCTTTCATTAATCTCTTCACCAATACCACTCTCATTTACATAAAGGTATCGTAGCCAATTTTTAATGTTCTTTTCAGTATTGTCAACTTCATCTCTTGCCACATCATTGCAGTATTGGTTAGTCCAACCTGTCTTTTCTAGATACGCAAAAATTTCTCCAACAGAATCAAATTCGCCGGCGTCCTTAGCGTTTTTAGGTGTTAGGTTGGCGAGTTTTGAGAGTTCGTCATATGCTTTTAAGTCCTTACTGAAATCAACGCCTCCTCTAATCTTTTGNTCAATGATTAAAGAGATTTTACATAGTTTTAAAGCTTGGTCTTCATTAAGAAACCCTACAACGTTTTGAGATTGGAGAATTCCTAAATGAAGGTTCTCTAAATATTCTAAATCTTCTTTTTCATAGTGTCTGCCCCATTTTCGCCGTAATGTTTTCCAGTATTTTTCTTTTAATTCTGGAATAGCATCCTCCACTCTATCTTCTTTTTTTAGTTCTAAATAGACTTTATTATACATTTGCCAATCTAATGAACTATATTCCCTAGCTCTAAAGATTGAAATGTAAGTACCAATAGCATCTTTTCCATTTGTTGCATAGACTTTCGCCCATTCACTTGGTATAAAAGGTACGTCAGCGAATTGACAGATTTTGTCCATCACATTCCATTTTTCATCTTCTGGTGCTTCTTTTAATAGTTTTGATAAGCAGAGTCGGCAGATAGGTAGACTTCCCGGCAAAATAGTCGATTTTGAGGCGATATAGTTTGCGATTGATTTTTCTTCTTTACAAGTAATACATATTTTTCCTGCCATTACTTCTCACCTCCTTGGTAAGATTTTTTAAAATGGAACTAAGTTCTATTCTATTCCAAATGGAACTAAGTTCTATTCTATTCCAAATGGAATTAAGCTCTATTCTATTCTTATTTCCACTTTCAAGTTGCTGCGAACCTATTGTTTTTGTTTTTTGTTTTGAACCTTAGACTGCGGCGAGATATGTTACTCTTAGTTTTTTACTTTTTTACTGTTCTACTGTTCTTTTTTTTCTTTTCCTTCCTATTATTGCGGCTTATGTCTTTCGCCAACTTCAATAATTGCTTTCTTTTTTTTCTATCTTGTTTTGAGAATCCTGCACAAATTTCCACCATAAAATCCTCAAAATCTTCTTTTTCTTCCGCATCAACAATATTTGCAAAACCAAGTAAATCCACTAATTCAAATGTCTTTACATACTTCAACAATTGTCCTATTTGTTCCAATTAGTTACCTCCTTTTTTCTCCTTTTTTTGTCTTGCCGCTTTATCACATCTTTTACATCTTCCTGTAAGTCCATCAGAAGATCTACTCTTTCTCACAAAATTTCTACTATCTCTTAGTAGTTCCTTGCCGCAACAATTACAAACTTTCCAAGCCTTATCATAATTTCTACATAACCATTCGTCATAATTAAGTTCTGCGGCGGCGGCAATCTGTTCTACTGCTTTATTCCAAATAGTGGAAATATAGTTTTCTTGGTGACGAACGCCTAATTCCATTTCCAAATGTTCCATAATAAGTTTATTTGGCAACCTCAATTTTTTATCTTCCACTATTAAAGCTTCTTTAGGTTTCAAGTTTGCCTTTTCCACATAAAAATCCAATGTCCACAATAAGTTATGTAAAGGAGAGTCAGGTAATTTTTCTATACTGGTTTTAATCTCCCAATAAAATTGGATTAAATAGTAGAGATGGTCTTTATTACAAAAATCAAAAGTTCTTTTTGCCGAAGAGGTAGAGGTGGTGGCGGGTTCGGAAGTTGCTTGTCTAGGATTTTTGAAGTCTTGGTCGTTCTCCGACGACATCATGCCTCTTGGGGCAACATTATATTCCACTTGCTCATCTATTGGACTACCGTACCATTTGCTTTTTCCACGAGGTCTTTGTCCTATAATAGGATACTCACTATCCATTAAGTAGTATTGCTGTCGCCGCATTTCAATAATTTGATGTCGAAGGTAATAAAGTTGTTTAGAAGTAAGGGTGGTTTTTTCGCCACTTGTGTTTTGTTTGAGAATGTCGTCTAACTCTTGGATTGCCGCCCAGAGTTCTATCATTCCTGGTACTAGTGCCGCTTTATCTTTATTAATTGAAGGTTTGGGTTTTTTATAAATGTTTTTACCTGTTTTGATTTTATCTTCATTAAAAGTTGGAGATTCCATTAGCTCGTCTAGGGAAACTGGGTCTTTTTTGGAAAAAGAGGAAAATTTGCGTTTGATTTCAATTTCTTTTCGGTCAACTACTGAAGTGCCGTCAGGATCTTTCCCATAGAGAATGTAGTTGGCGATTAGTTCTAGATCTTTGGGAGAACAACGAGAGAAGTCTATGGATTTTATGGAATTGCAGCGATCAGTGGAGAGATAGATGTTAAAATCTAGAGTGTATTTTGGGGGTTTCATTTTTTTCACCTTCTTGAGAGTTATTTTTTTACGATATATTTATTATACAATAAATTGGGGAAAAAGTCAAGTGGTCAGATAGANAGAATAGTTGACAAGTTGTAGAAAAAAGGGTATTATAGAAAAAGGGGTTGGGGTTGGAGTATTGGTTATTATATATTATATTTATTATATATTATTATATATTATATTATTATATATTATATTTATTATTATATATTATATTTATTATATATTATATTATTGACAAGTTCATATTTTTACTTCATGGAAGTTTGTTACTAGGTGGGTGGGTAAATAAAAAGTTTGTGAAATTTTTCACGATAAGTACCCGCCCCTTCAGCACACTAAAGCATTAACACTTTAAAGAATTAGCACTTTAAAACATTAGTACTTTAACACACTAAAGCATTAACACTTTAAAACATTAACACTTTAAAACATTAACACTTTAAAATATAATACAAATATTTCTATAAAAAGTCAATTTATCAATATATTATACTGATCACTTATTATTTAATTATTTTTAATTGTTCACAAATTGTTTACAAATTGTTCATAGTTTGTTCACCACTTGGAAGTTTTAACGTGTTATAATATATGTACAAGGTAAAGAAAAGACCTTGAAAAATTTTTAGNAAGTAGGTTNTACATATGGGAGAAGTTAGGAATTGTAATTGTGAAGTAGGGAAGTTTGTTTTTTCAGATGGAGTTTTAAAGAGTGGTAAAAATAGTAAGAGCGTCGAAGAAATTGTAAATGATTTCATGGTAAATTCAAAGGGAGAAGATCGCTACATATTAAGCTTTAATAGAAAAGGCATAATTTATTTCAAAGCGATCAAACGTTCTGAACTTAAAAGGAACTTTAATAAGGTTATGTATTTTAACGGAAATAGCAGNGGNTGTGAATTTGGTTTTCGTTTCCTTAAAAGGAATGAAGATTACCTATTAAGCCTTGAAGACGTCTACAATTCAGCAGGGGAAAAACTGGAAATGTCAGAAGCTGAATTTGCAGAAATCGCTATGAAGTGTCAAGGAATGGACAAAAAAGCCAATTTAGGCAACGTTGCTGAATATGTAATAAGTGGAAATAAAAAAGATATTGTCGACCGATTTAGAACAAAAAAGCATGATGTGTATGTTTATGTTATGATAAATGGGAAGTTGTGCAAGGCAAAAAAAGGCTGTGAGTGTAAGGCATCATATTCAGGACAGAAGGGAAGACCACTATATGACATTTACGGTTTATCAACAGGATACAAAAAATCTAACGGGTCAGTTAAATATGATGAAAATTTAAACATAAGAATGAAATAGAAATAAGCTAGCAAAAAACAAAAAAACCTTGCAACGTGAAAGCGTTGCAAGGAATATAAAAAAAGGAAAAAGAGGTATTTATTATGATGGAATTAAAAGGATTAAGCAGTGAAATTAATGCAATGAAGGAACAAATGAAGATTAAAGCAGAAATGCTATTCAAGGAATTATTTGAAAGCAAGCTAGACAAATGGCTAATAATGGATGAAAATGGATTCATTGTTGGTTATAAAGTTGATGATATTTCAGAAGATGATCAGGAATTTTTAGCTTTAAAAAGAGCAACTAATGAAGTAATAGAAATGCTGAAATGGGAACTATTGGATTGGAGAATATTTCCTTATGAGGAAGAAGAAATTCTTCTGGAGCGTGGCGGCATGAAAATTAATATTAAAAATGAGCTATTGAATATAGATTTATTTTTAGAAAATTTGTTTGAAGTAAAATAGAATAGAATGGGAATAAGTAATTACACTTATTCCCATTTTATTTTTTTCATGGTAGGACCATTTATAATTNTTTGGTCCTATTGTAGGACCATTATAAGATTTTTTTCTATGGTAGGACCAATATTGGTCGTTCATAAATTGTTTACAAATTGTTCATAGTTTATTCATTGACATTAGCCTTTATATATGATATAATAGAGGAGTAGCAATAAATACATAGAAGGGAGATTTTAAAATGAAAATTAAAGCATGGAGGATTTTGGTAAATATAATTATAGTGCTTATCGTGTTATGGGTGTTTTTGTCAATTGTGGATATTAACCTCCATAATAACCCATTTTCAGATAGCTACAAGAGCTATCAAAGTTGGAATTTATTTGAAATATTCAGTTAGCTGTTCATAAATTGTTTACACTTTGTACATAGTTTATTCATTGACATTGACCTGTAAATGTGATATACTATGTATAGAGAGTAAAACAAAAAACAAAAACAAATTAAAGCTAGTTAGAAAGGAATGGTACATAATGGTAAAAGGTGATATATTTTTGGTGGATTTTGGGGTAGGCTCTGGATCTGAACAGCAGGGAATAAGACCTGCCGTTATCATTCAAAACGACAAAGGAAATAAACATTCTACAACTGTTATAGTTTCAGCTATTACAAGTAAAGGAAAAAAGAACCTACCGACTCATGTTAATATTAAGAAGGGAGGTAAATCAAATTTAAGCTTTGATTCAACCGTTCTATTGGAGCAAATTAGAACGGTTGACAAGAAAAGGATTCGAGGGGAAAGAATTGGACAGGTAGAAAATTTAACAGATATTGACAGGGCTATTATGGTTAGCCTTGGAATTAAGTTTTAGAAATTGGAGAATNTATTTCTCCATTTTAATATTTGGTCCTACTGTCGGACCATTAAGGGTATCTATACCCGTTCATAATCTGTTCATAAATTGTTTACAAAAAATCTATTGTATTGCTTGTCTATATGTAGTATAATATATATAGAAGGTAAGGGAAACACAAAAACAAATAAATGAAAAG